CAAGCCCCTGAGTGTCGATGGCATCATCCGATGGGCCTTGTAGCGGAAGATATCCTCGACCCGTTCTATAGCCCCTTCCCTGAGCGACTGATCCTCAGTGTTGTCTTGGTCGCAAGGGAAGATCAAGGAAACCCTGTATCGATAGATGTGCTCGTGGACAGAGTTCTCGTGGTAGGGGACCTGAATGTTTCTTGGGCAAACAAAAGCACCCTGCAACCAAGGCCTCTCCCTTCCCAAAGGATGCTTCCTATATCTGAAAAGCTGAGGGGTAAGCAAAAAAGAAAGGTCGGCATCGTTATTGAGAACCTGCACCAAAGCTTGTCCAACTACATGCCGTATTGAATACAAAGCCATTTTATCCACCAATCACAATCTGAAATGCCTTGTCGGCAAAGACCTCAAGCACTGCATCCACCGATGGACTATCCAGCCAAAGAAACCTTCTGGAAGGAATTTTGCTTGTCCCAAACTGCTGGAACCCTGCATAGAAAAGCGATGTACCAACTTCTGCATCCCTGTCTCCCACCGACTCAATCCTTCCCTCTGCCCCCTGCTGCGTCACCGATGCCAGCATTGCGCCAGACAAGATCAGCAATGGGTGCGGTCCGTACTTCTGGACTGTATAGGGTGCATGCGGCGGCCACTTCCCCTTGGGACTCTGCGTACTGTCAAAGTTCTTCTGGAAGCCCTCATTGCAAACTGGGATGCAATCTTGAAGCGCACCCTGAAAGCTTGCATTGTTGATCGCCTGTTGGATCTCTTCAATCGAGTCGGCAAATTGAGACGCATCGATTATTTTCATCCAGGAACCTCAGGACCGGAAGGCGACTCTGGCCCAGTCTCTGACCCCATCGACGCGATCTTAAAAAACAAGGGCATGAGGACATTGGCAGCCGCCATGGAATCCGGCGACGACTTGATGGCAGCATCAAAGGCTTGATGCAAGATTTTCTTTTCTTCGTTGGTAAGCATAGATTCTTCTCGTTCGCTTTCTAATTGATCTACCACTACTCTGCCGAATACGCCTCGGCCCGAGTCGCATCCCTAGTTAGCTCTTCAAGTCTCGCTTCTGTCAAGACTTCAACTGACTGAAGGTAACCTACCATTTGTTGGAACTCTGTGGAGGCAAACACAACAGGCCAATCGTTGGCTTTGTAGGCTGCAATCGTTTGTCCTATTGCTCGCACCTGAGCGTCCTCTGACGACACAAACACAAGCAACTCATCTTTGGTGAGACGGTTGTAGAATGCCGTTGCATCAATGATCCTGGGGTCGAATGGGATCTCCTCAAGTAGCGTTGCGATGCGTGCATTTGCTGCTGCAAGCGATGCTGTGAGAGTAGCCTTTTCTGAAGTCAGTGTAGCTTTCTCGGAAGTCAGTGTAGCATTTGCAGCAAGGGCCGTCGACTTGTCTGCAAGCAGTGATTCTGCTTCTGAAGTTTTCGCACTCAGACTTGCATTTGCTGTTGTTAGCTCTTGGTTTCTAGTGGCTAGTAATTCATCAACTTCAGCCTTTTGTGCAGTCAAAGAAGCATTTGATGCCTCTAGACTTGCTACTTGTGCTGTCAGTGCTGCCACTCCTGCTTCTAGAGTTGCCACTTCAGCGACCAAGGCATCGTGCTGGACTTGGAGTTGATTGGAGAACAATGTTCCGAAGTCCCCGAAGCCTACCGGTGCAACGGAAGTCAATTCATTCTTCCAGAAGTCACCATCCACAAACAAGGACTCTTCAAAGGTTGCTCCTTTGACTTCTGTTCCTGCATCGTTCCACACTGCAATGAATTGTCTTGGTTGTCTTGTTGTTGCCATGTTATACCGCTACTGCTGTTCCTTCGTAATACCACGCCGTGCCGTTGCTGAAAGCTATACGATTGGCAATGGTTGCTGAATTAGATACCTGGAATCGATCACCTGAACTACTGGCTGCACTTGGAAGTGTTGCAATGGTTCGAATGCCGAGCTTGGTCGCATTGCTCATCACAATTGCTCCACGGATGATCTCTACATTACCAGTTTGCCCTCGAAGGATTATGTCGTCTGGGAGATTGTCTGACCCTAAAATATTGGGATTAGCTGATAAAGCCAGGTCAGCATAAATATGATTGGCCGCATAACCTTTCCCTTTGATATATCCTGCTAGGTATAATCCTCCGCCACCATTTCGAAATTCTATTTCTGAAAGAGCAGGTGTTGCAACAGATCCTGATGCTTGATTGATTACCCGAAGATCAGAACCAGTAGTTACTGTTCCTGAAAAAGTTGCAGCACCTGTTGTGCCGTTAATAAAGGTTCCGCTTGCAGCTCCTGCCGGAGATCGGAAGTAGGTGATACCTCCTACATAATTATCTGACCCCAAGTACCCAAAGTCTGTTGAGTTTGTTTGTACGGCAAGACCGCCAGATTGAATGAAAACTCGTGAGTGAAAATAAGTTGCCGCAGTAGCTCCTGTTGTTCCTGGATAGAATTCTACTTGCTGTCTGGAGTTGACCATATCTCTAATGTTTAGAGGCTGACCGACACCTGGAATTTTGTAAGTCAACCACTGGCTGACTCCTGCATTGGCTCCATCTAGATCAGCTATGTGCAAGCCGTATCTACAAGAAACAGATGAAGTAGTAACTAGCTGTCCTATTGAATCGACATAAAACACTGTAGTGGGTTGTGATGGTAAGGCTACTCCTGGAGCAGCAGTCGTTGCTGCTGGTGATGCAATAAAACGAAGAGATCCGTGGTCAAGCAGCAATGCTGTTCTGCGAACAGAAGCATAGTTCCATCCAGATAACCAACTTGTTGTATTGTCTTGATACATGCCCCAAGCAAGACCGATGGCAAGAGTGCTTCGTTCAGTTACTAGCCCTGATGCAAAATGACCTTCTACTGATCCATCATAATTTGCAGAAAGTAAACGTCTTCCGTCGCTCGCTGTTCCTACACCAACAAAGAGAGGTCCATTAATTCTGGTTGTGCCAGTAGACCGCACTTCCAGCATATCGGCATCGGAACCGTTACGCACAACTAACGGGACTGATCCGTAACCTTGTAAGTAAGTGATGCTGTCTGAAGCGAAGAAGATTCTATTTTTGGGTGTCGCTTCTGAACTTGTATTCCAAATACCCGGTGCCAGATTCAAAGAGTCAGCATAAAGAGAACCAGCTACGTGTAGTTTTCGGCTTGGCGTTTCTGTTCCTATTCCTACATTCCCATTGCTTCCATCAATGGCTATATGCTTGACTAACGCATTCGAGTTGACGTTTGAATTGGCACCAAGAAAAAGCTTGGTAGCAATCGAATCTGCCGCATACGTTTCCGAAAATACCATGCCAGAAAAATAGGTGTTGGTTCCTGCTTTGAATCGAATGATTGATCTGGCAGGAGAAACGGTGCTTCCTCCTGTTATCAAAGTTCCTACGTTGATATCAGCGCCTACACCAACAAATCCTGCTTCATTAACTGTCATAACATCAGTTTGTATGCCGCCAGTTTTTCTGCTAAATGCGAAAGAATATCCAGTTGCATCACCTATCATTAACCTAGTGACAGGATTTTCAAAAGATATAACTCCAGGCTGACCTCCAAGACCGTGGGGGTATGGCCCATTGGCCCACAAACCCTTATCACCCCGAGCGTACCCAAATGCTCTAAAGTCAGTAGGAGTTGTACTCGTCCCTACTTCTAAACGCCCAGAAGTAGTTCCATGTAGAGGGCCAGCAAAGACTGTTGACTTGGCCCCGTATGTGGCACTTGTTTGGTAAAAGTCAACGATTTGATCTGTGTAACCTGCACCAATAAAAAAGTTTGTTAAAGCTGAATCTGTACCATACGCACCCATGTAGCCAAGGATGGTTTCGTTGTTGCCTCTGAACTGCGTGCCTGTAACCCATCCACCAGTACCTCCGCGTATCGATACTGTCCCTAGACCCGGATTGAGGATAATGTTGCGATTACCCTGCACCTTGGCAGTGACTGATCCATCTGGCAAGCCGATCAGCATCTCTGCGCCTGACTTGCGCAGATAGTCCTCCGAGTTGTCTTGAATCAATACAGAGTCAAGAAAGGCCTCAAACTGCCCCTGCGATGGCCTGTCTCCTGTCTCAAAGTATGTCTTTAGTGTTGCTCTGCTTGCCATGATTTATGTTTCAGTATGATTGCTTAGAAACGATTGCTTAGAAACGATTCCTTGTTAAATTCAAAATCGAAAAGCAACCAAACGTAAGATTGCAGGTAAACGCCCCACCCGCAAGACTTCTTGCTTCGATCCAAACCTGCACGTTGCCTGTAACCACAAACCTAGACTGTAGTCCTACAACAGTCGGCTGATTGGCCTGCGTCAGAAAAAATGAATTTTCTTGACTATAGACTCGCATCAGGCAATTGCTCATGTTCGCTAGCGACATCAGACCTGTAATTAAAATCTCGTCACCAACTTGAAGCACACCAGGAGAAACCGCTGCCTCGTTGTACAGCTCCATCGTTGCGGACTGGCTGATTGCAGCCAAAGCTCTATTCCCGCGTATTGGATGCGTACCTGTTGCCAATGCCGAGAAGGTTGGAAGCGAGAACCCGGCCCATCCATCCGGTCTATTGTTTGCGTCTCCATCGGTTAAACAAAGAGGGTTTGATAATACGTTTGAATTTGTCCGAGGAACCCAATAGTTTGGCTCGATACCCAGTAATTGATCTGCGATCATTTTACCTGCGGTATAGTAGGCTGCATTTGTTGGATGATCTCCATCGCTGGACGCACCACTAGCCCAAGTGCCATCGGTATCTGTCAGCTTTCCCCACGGATCGCAGAAGTATAGGTCATCATCAATACACCAAACACGCTCTGCGACTGAGTACGAGTCGATTAAGGCTGTTGTTGTATCTCTCGGCGGTGATGCAATTATAATTGGTGTCACACCTCTAGAAAGCAATACAGCTACAGCAGCTTTCATGTTTGCGATGTGCGTTGCAACTGTGACTCCTGCTGCCGCGTCATTAGTCCCTTCCATCACCAAGCATGCTGTGCCCGTAGGTACGTTAGCTGCCTGTGCCGCCAGTGCTGAGCTTGATGCACCACCTACTCCAAAGTTTTTGTGCATCGGAACTCCAAGGAATCCGATAGCTGTGCGTGACAAACCCAAGCTGTTCGCAAACAAAGAATTACCGATTGATGAGACTGACTTCCATTGATTGATTGGCCTTCGTTTTACTATTGAATTCGTTGCCGATGCGTCGGAGTAAGCCAACGAATTCCAAGCCGACCCATCTCCAATTTTGAACCTCTTGGGGTTTTGACTCGGATCCGACTCGACACCAACCTCACCTGTCAACAAGTTTGGATTTTCCGATGCCCATGTGGCTGCCGATTTGAAGATCCAAATGGGAACAGAATCAATCAGGGCGCCAAACTGAGCCTCTGTTGGCTTGTCACCAGTCTCAAAATACGTCTTCAGTGTCTGTCTGCTTGCCACTGTGATAACTCCTATCGAACGATGAAGGTGGATTCAATAATCATGTCGGATATTGCACTGCCAATCCCTCCATCAATCACCAACTCTACTGGCTCTAGGAAGTCTCTTGGCGTCTTTACCGATTGCTGCAAGAACAGCTTCCATTGGGTCTGATCAGCCACAAGCTTGACTGAGCCAATTACCCATTCACAATCAAAGGCAAGAATCCTATCCCCAGAGTGTGGGATGATCCTCAAAGCGTTCAAGGAATCCTTTAGAGTCTCTACAAAGAGAACTGCAAATTGCCCTGTAGCTTCCCATCCAAAGCCAACCCCATAGTTGATGTCTGCTTGGTTTGGGCTTGTTCGACGCATCTTGGAAGATGCAGGAAGCACTAATCCAGAAGAATCCCTGTCGGGACCAAACAGGAATCGCACATCTTCGATCCCGTCCATGTGTTCCCAGTCTTCAAGGTAGTCAACTGGAAGTAGCTGCTCGGCCATTGCACTACCACCCCACAGAAATCTGAGTCATGAACTCCTCGCCGCCGCCGGCACCAATGATCGCATCTTCAACAGAAGCTGCATCCATCAACAATTTGTCTAGCTCTCGAAGCTCTTCCAAGAGGCTCAGGCGAAACTTCACATGATCAATCGCATGGCCGCCATCCTGAGTAAGTAGGTTTGGTTTTCCTCCCACTGTGAGTACTGTCGTGCCAGCCAGGAAAGCAGATATTTCAAGACGCCTAGCCTGCAAATTGTCTATGTAAACGGACATCTTTCGCGCTACCTGCTTGTTTGCGTCATCAACTTTGAACTAGACCGCTGCGGTGTTTGTTCCAGAGGCTGGGACAGTGGAAGGGGTGTCTAGTGCATCCTTGCCTGGAGTACCCCTAAACCCTGGCGATGGCTCAGAGATCTGGGCCTCAATCATGTTCAGTGGTGGGACAACAACACCAAGATGCTCGTGAGCAGGAATCGAGATGCCCGTGCTTGTTTCCGTGCCAGTGCCAATGTAGGTCAACAAAAGCTCTTCCACGTACAGCATGTGCTCTTCGAAACGTGCGATGTCGCGGTCGCCAATGCCATACTGAAGCTTGGCCGAGTCCGAGAACAGAATCTTCTGCATCAATGTCGAAAGTGCTGTAATGACCCGTCTGCACTTGACGTTGGCTGTCCTCAGCTGCTCATTGTCAGTAATAGCCAGAACTGTGAGAAGCTTTTCCTGAGCCGCTGGCGCCAAATTGCGGTACTTCTTGGCCAAGTCCCACTCCAATTTGGCGCGGACCCAGTCAGCATTGATGGCCTCGGAATCGGCGACGACCATCTGGCCAGTACTGTTGTTGCTGTCCATCTCGAGGATGGCCATCTGCAAACGTGAGATGACGTAGCAGAATTGTTGAAGGTGTTGGTTATTTAGCTGCCATTTGTGAACAGCGATTTTTTCGCCGCCTATGACAACTTGTTCCTGTAGGGATAGCTCGGTGATCATACCCATAGTCTCTTCTCTTTTGAAATTACTAAATCAGGCAACACACTGCGTGCTGCCCATTCAATGTTTTTGTATCCTGCCGAATTTCGGCAGTCAATCGGAGGCTTGCGCAGCTAGTCTGCAAGCAAGTTACTTTGGTCTTGGTCGTCGCTGTCGGCCTCAACTAGCTCTACCGGCGCGGTCTCGATGCACTCTGTGCAACGGACACAAACTACGCTTGCCAAACAGGACTCACATCGGGCCAGACGAATAGCTTCAGATGCATCTTCTGCATCCTGCAAGCTCTCGTAACCGTCCAAATTCACTAAGTATTTCTTTGCCATAGATTAAGATCACCCCCAATCAAGTTGTTTCGGCTTCGGCCAGCAAGGCTTGATCTTCCTTGCTCAACGCGAATCCTGCCTCTAAACGCTTTGCTATGCCTGCAAGACGCTTTGCCTTCCCAAGACGTTCACTGCGTTCTGGGCTCAAGCAAACCACATTTACAGGGAAAGTAACAAGATCAATTTGCTTGGTGACATTCTTTGGGTGCGGCGTGGTCACTTGATACCAACGCTTTGCTTCAGATTCATCACAACACTCGATGTGTTTCGTGGGAACGTCAGGGTTGTTGTTGACAGATCGAACCTCGAACATGTAAGGAAATTCCCCCTTGTACACGTTTTCAGTGGCTCGCAAAGGTCGGGTCTTGGAAGAATCCTCAGCCGCGACTACTGCTGCCTCTTTTTCAGCAACTTCTTTCTCTCGCTTTGCGATAGCGGCCTCTCTGGCCTCAAGCTCTCGCATTGCCTTTTCAATCCCACTACTGCTCTTGTCACCATCGGCCATACGCTTCTACCTTAAAAATAAAGGGGAACCAAATTATCAACTCCCCTTTATCGTATCAGCTTTTGAGAAAACAACCTACTATGTGTTTCGGACTGCACAGAGTCTTTCGCGAACCGCCGCGGCTCCTCGCTCGGTTACCCTGTAACGTGCAATCACATCACGCGTGAATCCGACTTCCGTGTTTGCGCCTTCTTGCAATACCGTCAGTGGCCAGTTTTGCATGTAAACAAAACCTTGCCTAAAGTCGCCTAGCCACCAAGTACTGGCCGAACCCGACCGCGATTGAACGTAAGGACTTGATACCACCGTGTAAGGCGAATCAACCTGGTTTCCATTTGTGTAGGTTTGGTTGTTTGAAGTGGCAGTCGCAACCCGTACCATCGTAGCATTCATGATCCGCCTTGCAGCGTTTTCAAGTGCCTTTGGAACTAGAACGGTGGTCGGTGCCATGACGATTGGCTCGCCAGTGATCGGGTCGACCATCTCGTTGAACTCTTGCAATGCAGCATCCATGCTTGCCCAGTCCACCAAAGGATTGGATCGACTGTTGTCGGACGCATAGGTTGCTTGAGCAGCTCCACCATTGCGACGATAAATGGTCGCAATACCCAGCACTACGTCCAGGATTCGCTTCTCGCGGTTGACTGCTACTCTAGCCCCAGTTCGGCCTGCTTCGCTCAGAATCAATCCTGTGCGATCAAAGAACACAGCTTCCCGAGTCACATTGACAATGACACCACGCTTGATGGTTTCAGGAGTATCGACGTACTCTTCTCCAAAGGTTGCATTGGGGTATGGCTCGCCCTCGCGGACGACTTCCACTTCATCACCAAGGCGACCAACTCCAGGGATCCTCTCCCCAGAGAAATCTGTCTGGATTGTTTCAACCAGTTGATCTCCAATCAACCCAGGCATGTTGAACCCATTCAAGGTTGCCGTGTAGGTGATTTGACCCATGATGTTTGCAAAGTTGCTGGTGTCAACCAGTCCAACCGATTCTTGCAAATTGACAAAGCCACCCATTGAAGCAGGTCGGAGGAAGTTGACTGCCTCGCGACCATTTTCAACAAAGTTTTCGAACAAGTGACGCACCGACCAACGGTCAGCAAGCCCAGGTCCTTCTTCACGCAAGGCAACATTGAAATCGGCTGTGAAACGATCGACTCGTCTGTCGCGCTCAGCAGCCTCGTATAGTCGTCGTAGCTCTTGATGCCGACGGGTCTTATGGTCCACAGTGAATCTCCTGACTTAAATCCTGAAATGAAAAAACAACAACAGTACTAGAAAGCACTACAAAAGATTACCGCCGCTGAACGGCAGCAATCGCATCGACATTCAAAGTTTGAGCCACAGCGCTACCAGCCTTGACTCCGACTGCAACGCTTGCCTCGGTCGCATTGGCAAAGGTTCGATCAAGCATCTTGAATACAGTCGATCCATCGATTCTGAAAATCACATCGCACAGTGTTGTGGTCTTTGGAATCACATCGATTTCAAGCAACTGGTAGGCTGCAATTCCCGACAATTCATCCTGCTTGCGAAGCGACGTCGTTGCTGTCAACTCAGCAATCGTTTGTGTCGAACCGTCAGAGTAGATGACTCTCCAGTTCCGAG